GCGGGTTCGATGCGCAGATTCCGATTGGCAGTATCGGTGCGGAATTCATACGCAAACTGGATGACATCCCTGAGTATGCCGCACGGAGCTATCTGAAGGCTGACCTCGAAAAAATTGGAACGATGCAGCGCAAGATCGGGAAGGAGTCAGGTGAACTGATCGTGGGTCTGTCATGGCACAGCGGTGCGCCGAGGATCGGGAACCATAAGTCGATCAGGCTTCCTGAGTTGGAGCCGCTGTTTAAGTTGTCTGGTGTGCGTTGTGTGTCACTGCAATACGGCACGTGCTACGCCGACATCGATGAACTTGAGCAAGCGACAGGGTACGTGGTGGAAGATATTCCCATTGACAAGCGTAACGACTTTGATGCCTTGGCGGGTCTGATCATGGCTTGCGATGTGATCGTGACGGTGAGTAATGCGACGGCGCATCTGGCAGGGGCGTTGGGCAAAGATACATATCTGCTTGATGCCAATAAGTTGTGGTACTGGAGCAATACCCGTGGGGGTAGGAGCCTGTGGTATCCAAGTGTTAAAACTTTTCCACGTGAGAACGTCGTGACTCCGTGGGATAAACAAGTACAGGAGATAGTCGATGAGATTCGCGTTCTTCCACGTGGGTGAAGATATCACTCAGCCAAAGCGTTTGGTGGAGTCGATCTACGAGACCAACCCCGATGCTGAGATTTATATGGCGGGAGATAAAGACACCCCGCAGATTCCGGGGGTATATAACCGTGTCGATATCAGAGGCAACCGTGAAGATATCATGGCGATGCGCTTGGCGGGATTCACTGCCCTAGTACGTGACAAGCCTACGTTCTATCTGGACACCGACATGGTGATACGAACGAGACTGAACCCTGAAGAGTTACTGGGCGACAAGCACATTCTGTTTTGTCGTAGAACATTTAATCGTGAGGCACTGTTCAATACGAAGTTCAAAGACTTGGATCTGTCTGAGTATACGAACCGTAGCTTAGATGAAGTCTATCCGTACCTTGCTTCTTGCACCGTGACCCGTGATTGGAAGGCGTGGGGGGAGATGTACGCGATGCTCGATCACATGAACCCGAAGTTCAAAAAGTGGTACGGCGATCAGGAGGCGTTGAAGTTGTACGCACTCAACATCCCGAACAAAGCGATAGGACTGCTGCACGAGCGGGACTATGCGTGTCTGCCCGAACATCAAGAACAATTCAATGCGAAGATCCTGCACTACAAGGGGAACCGTAAATGAAAGAAGTCTACGGATGGTATTTCCCCGACGAAGATAATCACTTCAAGGACTATTTCGATGCGGTGGGAAAAGGGGAGTATCAACCTCTTCAAAGGGAGGCCGCGCTGTCTTACTGCCACAAGTTCCGCAAAGCCCTAGACATTGGGGGTCATGTTGGTCTGTGGTCGAAGCCGTTATCGGAAGTGTTTACCGAGGTGATTGCTTTTGAGCCGCACCCTGAATATCAAAAACTTTTTACTCTGAATGCACCCAAAGCCAAGCTCATACCGGTGGCATTAGGTGAAGAGTCACGCAAGATAGGACTCACCATCCCTGACGGGAACACCGGAGCCGCTTACGTCTCTGAGGGAGACAGCTACGACATGGTGACTCTAGATGACTATGAGTATCACGACGTTGATTTCATCAAGATCGATGTCGAAGGTTATGAGTTAGCGGTCCTGAAGGGGGCAAGGCGCACCCTCGTTGCCAACAACCCTGTCATTGTAGTCGAGCAAAAACCACACCCTCATTACAAAGATCTGTGGGATCGGTTCGATGCCCTCAAGTTTCTGTGCGAAGGGTTTGGTTACAAGATTGTAAATCGGGTAGTGGATGATTGGATCTTGAAGAGGGTCGCGGAATGAAAGTTTTTATTGGCTATGACCCCCGCGAAGAAGTGGCGTATCAAGTTTGTCGAGAATCCCTAGCACGGCAGTCATCTACATTGCTCAACATTCAGCCGATCAAACAGTCGGAGATGCGTGAGAAGAATCTTTACTGGCGAGAGAAGGATGCGTTGAGCAGCACTGAGTTTAGCTTCACGCGCTTCTTGGTTCCGTATCTTGCGGGGTACACGGGTTGGGCTATCTTCATGGACTGTGACTTTCTCTGGAGAGGTGACATTGCCGAGATTGAACAGTACATCGACCCTGCCTATGCCGCCTGTGTGGTGAAGCATGACTACAAACCAAAAGAAACGACGAAGATGGATGGGCAGGTGCAGACGCAGTACCCGCGCAAGAATTGGTCATCGTTTGTGCTGTGGAACTGTGGACATTCCGAGACCCGCAATCTCAGTTTGCGTATGGTGAACGAACAGTCAGGGCTGTACCTACACAGATTTAATTTCTTAAGCGATGAGTTTGTTGGCGAACTACCGATAAAGTTCAATTACCTAGAAGGTTGGTACACAAAGGAGGATGAGCCGAACCCGCTTGGGGTACACTTCACCCGAGGTGGGCCGTGGTTCAAAGATTATGTGGATGTCGAATACGGTGATGAATGGGTGGAAATGTATAAAAACATTTATAAGGAAGTTAGCAATGATTGAGGAAGAAGATTCATATCTAATGGTTCCGAATCAAAAGGAGCGAGTCTGGTGCAAGATCAATGATGCGGGAGAGCTTGAGTACATACACTGGCCTACCGTGGAGATGCTGACTGCTGAGTTTGATGCGACTCATCCTGACCGAAGAACTGAACAGATGTTGATTGCTAAGTTGATGTTCCTTGTGCGTAAGCAAACACGTGAGGAGATGAAAAATGCCAACGATTGACGATAAAAGTGAACCCGGTGCGTGGCAGCGTGAGCTAGACAAATTACCTTGGGGATACGGACAGTCACAAACTATTAAGTTGGAAGCCGCCATTGCCAACATTCGGACAGTCGGACTTTGGCGCGAAGCCAACACGGTGGAGCAGGAGATTAAGACGCTTCAGTCAGAACTCGCTTACGTGAGGCGCGAACTGGAGAAAATACGTGATGGGGACTGAAGAAGACATACTGGACCTGATCAGAGACTTGCCCCATGAAATCAATGATACAGGAACAACCACAGAGATGAAGTTTCTAACGGTAGGTGGGGTCTTGTGGGCTTGTTACGACGAGATTGTTTATTTACGAAAAGAAGTTGAAAGGTTAAAGCATGGTAAAAGTGGCAAGAAAGAGGGCGTGTCGAGAGTGCGGAAGGACGTTCGTAAATCCTAATTCGTTACTCAAGCACAAAAATTCTTTGGTGGGGTGTCGCACGGATGAGGCGCTGTTAGCTATTGGATTCAGACTAACATCGCAAGGATGGTCGTACGGCAAGTTGGATAGAACGATATGAGTTTTGTGACGTTGGACTTTGAAACCTACTATGCCAAGGACTTCAGTCTGACTAGGCTGACTACTGAAGAGTACATTCGTGACCCTCGCTTTGAGGTGATCGGTGTGGGGATGAAGATCGATGACGATGAGACGCAGTGGTTCAGTGGAACTCACGCTGAGATTAAGGCGTGGCTGAATCAAGTTGATTGGAAGAACTCTGCGCTGCTCTGTCACAACACTCAGTTCGACGGGGCGATCCTAGCTTGGACGTTCGACATTATCCCTGCCTACTACTTTGACACGCTCTGTATGGCCCGAGCTAAACATGGCGTGGATGCCGGTGGGTCATTGGCGAAGTTGGTTGAGCGGTACAACCTTGGAGCGAAGGGTACGGAAGTTGGTAACGCAATCGGTAAACGCCGATCAGACTTCCTGCCTGATGAGATGAAGCGCTATGCGAGCTATTGCATAAACGACGTAGACCTGACTTTTAAATTATTTAATGCATTTTTAGCTGATTACTTCCCGCAATCAGAATTAGACCTAATCGATATTACCCTGCGTATGTACACCGAGCCTGTACTACAGGTAGATGAGGGGCTACTACTACATCGTTTAGCTGAAGTCAAGGATACCAAATCAGATTTGCTGCGTGGGTTAATGGAATATTTAAAGGTAGATAGCGAAGAAGAGGTCCGCAAGAAACTTGCGAGTAACCCACAGTTCGCTGCGATCCTGAAGGAGCGTGGCATTGAGCCGCCCATGAAGGTAAGCCCCACAACAGGAAAGGAAACCTATGCGCTTGCGAAGAACGACGAAGGCTTTATTGATCTACTTGAGAACGGTGACCCAGAAGTTCAACACCTTTGCGCTGTTAGGTTGGGTACGAAGTCCACTATAGAAGAGTCCCGCATCGAGCGTTTCATTGATATTGGAGCGAGGAATAAGGGGCTGCTGCCTATCCCGCTGAAGTACTATGGTGCTCACACTGGGCGGTGGGCGGGGGCCGATGCCGTGAATTTTCAGAATCTGCCGAGTCGAGACAAACATAAGTCGGCGTTGAAAAGATCTGTGCTGGCACCAGATGGGCATATCGTTATTAATTGTGATAGCTCACAGATCGAAGCGCGGGTGCTGGCGTGGCTTGCAGGACAGGACGATGTGGTCGAGCAGTTTGCCAAAGGCGAGGATGTTTATTCGATTTTTGCGTCGAAGATATATGAGAAACCTATCAGCAAAGCAAATCCGATAGAAAGATTCGTGGGTAAGACCTGCATCCTCGGATTGGGCTACGGCACGGGAGCCGAAAAGCTGCGGCACACTCTCAAGACCCAACCGCCGGGGGCTGACCTGACTGAAAGAGAGTGTAAGAAGATTGTTGATCTGTACAGAGAAACAAACGACAAGATCGTGGAACTTTGGCGGGAGAGCGATAAGGCGTTGA